TTACGATTCGGAGTTACCCAGTCACCGGGGTTAATTTCAGTGACGCCCTTTGGGACTGCGCGATATACAGTAACCATTTTGTCAGGCTTGCCCCTAGCCGACCTAATGACGCGCATACTGATTTCGTCCATCTTAGGATCTCCAGTGCCGTAATATTGCGTTCCATGCGGCCCATAGAAATCATCAGGAAACATCTTTGTAATGTCGTCCATTGGTGCGCCATAATCACGAGCAGGCGGCTGATGCTGACCACGATAACTAACGTCTGGCTCTGCGCCAAAGCGCCCCGCATTTGCTTCTGCTCTCAGCGCAGCAATGCGATCTGCTCTCGATAACTCGCCTGAGTCAGATACTAAATTTGCATACGCATCACTACCGCCAACAGCCTCATTATTCCGCTTCAGCACCTTAGCCAGCTTGTCGTCAAACAGGACAATGTTTCTGGTGCCTTCGCCTGCTGCGCGGGAGCCGCCGTCAAAGTAGCGGATGCCAGGGATGCCGAGAGAGTTGAGGTATTCTGAGGCGGCATCACGCCCACCAAGTCGCATAGCCAGTTGCCAATATAGTGCCTCGCCACGCTTTCCACCAACAACTTCCCTCCCGAGAGTCTTACCGTTATTTGTAGAAACCCAAGTAACGCCGCCCCGAGTGAACGTATTCTGGTTAAAGTCCTGTATATCTTGCGCCAAAGCCCTCCGCACATTCTCAGGCTGCTCACTTAGCGGCGCGTCCCAGTCAAGCATTTGAGATATGGCTTCGTCTGGGACGTCTACTTCGTACAAAAAGGAGTCTGGAATTCCATAAGCATTATAATTGCCGTCTGAATCTATTACGCCAATCGAACCATCTTCAAACACATATTCTATTTCTGACCCTCGGTGATTGATTTGCGTTGCTCTATTGGCTGCATGTTCTCCGATGTCTTCACCAAAAAAGGCTTCGACATCTGCGGAAATATGATCCTCAAAAGCCTCTGGTAGTCTTCGTCCTGGCATTCCTGCGCCAGTCTTACCTGCCAAATTTGTTGCATAATATTTTCCAACTTTCGGATCTTCAGCAAAATACAGCCCATGACCGTAAGCCTGAGCACCCTCACCAGTGCCGATCTTGCTTAGATCAAAGGCGTCAAACTTGTGCGGACTGCCGTGGTAGACCGTCATGCCTGCTAAATATGGCGGATACCATGCTTCCTGCCCGCTCTGGATTGCTTGGAAATGCTCGGGAGAACGGATGCCGTAGATTGCTTCTGGAAGGGCACGAGCAATGCCTGACAGATCACCACTAGCAAGCTGGCGCGTGCGATCTTTCACACCACCCCACCAGTTAGCCACTCCAGCATTCACCAAGTCCACCAACTTCGGGGTGGGCATCGGCTTATGTTGCATCTGTGAGCGTTGCAGATCACGCAACGCCTGAGCGTATTCGTTCACTTTCTGCGCCCGCCGCCTTTCTTCTTGCAACCCATTACAGTTCTCCTATGGAATCAGGAACCGGCTGCGCATCGTACTCGGCATTATATTTCGCCAGCTCTGCCGCCAATTTATCGTAGTCCAGGGCCAGTTTGTCGGTGTGCTGCTTCATTTCGGCCACCAGTTGCGCCTGCTGCTCGATCACCTTCTGTTGATTCTGCATCGCCTGCTGCTGCAAGCGTCCCTGGGCGCGGATCTCTTCCATCTGGAGGGGAACCATCAGTTGCTCTCTGGTCGCCTGCTCTTGGGCTGCTGCCTGCTGCTGTGCCGCCTGCTGCTTCTGTTGTGCAGCCTGCTGGCCTTCAGGACTCTGCGGATCGACGTAATACTGGGACGGGTCGGAAATCCCGGCATAGCGCACCTGATCCACCAAGGCTTCATGTAGCTTCGCCTCATTGGCAATAACAGAGCCTTTCTCAGCCAGTGCCGTGAGGTTCTGCACGATCCCAGACATAACCTGCTGCATCTGGGCGCGTTCCGATCCGGAAAGGCCGATACGGGCAGAGACATCCTCGCGCGGTTGCCACTGGGAGGGATCTTGTTGCACCCAACCCCCACCGATACGCATGGCGATTTCACCCTGCCAGTTCTCCCGTAGGGCTTCGTGGGCCTTGAGATAGAGCGATTTCACAAGGGTTTCACTAATTGTGCGGGCCAGCATAGCGTTGACCTGCTCGATGACCCCCATTACTCGCTCTAGACCCCTCCATGTGTCCGCTGAAGCCTGCATTGCCTGCGTGGCAGAATCCACGGCAGAACCACCGGACTCTCTGCGCTTCTGATCCATCAGTTCCAGAAGCTGATAAATACTCTGGTCCGCCCTCGGCTCTGGTATGGGATTTATTAGCCCCGGCTTATTGACGCGGACATAGCCGCCGTCGATCGAGTCTTCAAGGTCGTCGATATTAACGTCGCCGTTATCAACCACCTCAAACCGCCCCTTGAGCAGACGGTTGCCAAGGTTGATGATCTGGCGGATCAGTTTGGTCTTAACGTCCTGGACGATCTTTAGCGTGTCGAACAGGCTAATTCCGTCAACCTCATAGAAGCCGAGATAAGCATTGCCGGATGCAAAGGGCTGGCGGTTAATCGGCTCGTTCAGCACCAACTTGCCGTTGCCTGACTCGTCGCCAACAATCCACAGGTGTCTGCGCTCTGCAATGCCGTCGCCGTCTGCGTCGATGTGATACCAGCATTCAGTCAGCAGGTACGGGTCGGTGGATTCGTGACCGGATTCGTGTTCCTTGCTGTAACCCTTACGGTTACGGGCGTTTTCCTCGTTCTTCTGCGAGTAGGTGTAACGCTGGACATCTTCAAGTTCTTCGGGATCGACGCCAAGCGAAATCAGGTCAGACTTGGAGCATACCCGCTGATGCGCCACGAACCGGGCCTCATCGAGATCCCAGGAGTTGTGATCCCGGTTGACCAGCACTTCGTCCTTCGGGGTGGACTCAACGCAGAACTTCTTGCAGATCCACTTGCGCTTCAGGCTCAGGGAGTAGATGGCCGGGGAGACTTCCCGCTCTACCGTGTTGATTGCCGCGACATTCCCGAACTGGTCCGTTACCGGGATCTCCATTGCCTCTATCTGCGCTTCCTGCACCATTTCCTGGCCGAGAATCTCAACCGATTCATCTGGCCGCTTAGGCTGTAGCGCCATCGGCAGGGCTGGCTCGGGAATCCCCTCGATGGTTTCGTATTCGACCTTAACCCGCTCGTCCACCCACACCTTGACGTGACCACGACGCAGCAGGAGGATGTCCTTAATCGCCTGCTGGACCTTCATGTAGCCACGCGCCATACCCATGATGGCGTGGTTTACGATCTCGCTTTCTAGCGCCGCCTGATCCTCGTCAGCATTGCCGCGAGGCGGGAACTCTACCGGGCTATTGCCCTGGAACGCGGGCATGATCTCGGCCAGGGTGGCATGAACACCATCACGCACGTCCGTTGACACGAAATCGCACATCCCTGCGTCGGACTCAGCCTTGGTGACAGCAGGGCGACGGGCATGGAAATAGTCCAACGCCTCGGCATCGTCGCCGTCATCTGTGTCGATAGCAGAGATTTCGTCCTGTACGGCACGGAGAATCTCGTCATCAGACAGCCCGGCTTGAATTTGGTCAGTTATTTCCATCCCAGTCCTGTTCCGTTTGCGCCCCAGGTCTTAGAGCGCCGGTTGATAGGTTGTGTCCAGTCTGTTGACGCGCGAGCAAGAGGCAGTGTCACAGCCCCCGTTCTGAATGCGTCTGCGCCATGCGATGCCCAGTCATGGATAGGATTAGCCTTCATCACGCGGTTGACCTGATCCCATTCCGTCCGGTAGTTCCGCAGTGCGTCAATGCCCTCGGCGCACTTGGTTTTGTCGAAGTAGCACCGGGGCAGCAGTGTGCGTACAGCGTTAATGCCCTCTTGTACCGACAGTTTGGGGGCTACCTCGAACCTCACCCCAAGGTCTTCAGCCATTTCGATCCGCGTCCTGCCAGTGCCAAACTCGCGTTGAGCGATGTCATGCGGCCCAACATGCCGAGAATATCGGTACGGCTTGTCCTGGATAAGCTGAAGGTACTCAGGAAGGCCCGCGCCGGTCCCGGTGTCGTAGTCAATGACCCGAACCGCCCCAGGGTCGCGCTGTACGTACCAAATCGAGGTGCTGTCTCTAATACCCAAGTCCCACCACGTTTCCACCTCCAGGGCTGGATCGTAGGGAACATCTGTAATCCTGCGGTCTTCCTCGGCCTTCCGCATTTCCCTGCCGTAGTAAGAGCCGACGATGGCAGCATCGAAGCTGCACATGTACTCCTGAGCGAATAGCGCCTCACCCAAGTCTTCACCGAACTGGGTGATGTACTCCTCGCGTTCGCTTGCAAGGTCAGCCTCGGAGAATACCCCGGTTTCCCTTGCCGTGAGAGTCTGGGCAAACCAGTCAGGATCGCGCTCTGCCGCCTCGTGCATACGCTTGGCGTGGTTATTGCCCCGAGGAGTGGTGATGAATGCTGCCCACCCCCCGTTCTCCCGCAGGATCGGCCTCAGATACGCCCACGAGTTGGGATCAGATAGCGCCCATTCCGAATAGACCAAGCCTAGCGGCGGCGCGCCAACCAGACTGTTATAGGCATCCGACCCGATCACGGTCCAGGTTGACCCGTTCACGAAACGGATCATCATTTCCTGTTCGCGGGTGGTTTCCCTGATCTCCAGCGGGAATGCCTCGTCAATCCTGCGTTTCCCGGTGTGGGGGTTTACCGCGTCCCAGATGGCCTTTCTGGCCTGATTCTGCTGCGGGAGCATGTGCCAGTAGTTGCCCACCCGCTCCATTGCCTTGACAGCCCCTAAATGCAAGAGGATTTCATCCTTGCCCGCCCTTCGGTGCCAGATGGCCGATGCTCTCTTGCCGCCTCTCTCGAAGTACCGCCACAGGGGGAGCTGGTAATCCCTGGGGTGCCAGTTATTCGCCGGTATCTGTATCGTCGCCATACCGGACAAGCTGAATGGTCATGGTTCCGCCATCCTCTCCTGAATGCTCGATTGCCTTCAGAGGCGGCAGTACCCGGTCAATGCGCTTCCACTTGCTATCCAGTAATGCCTTGAGTGCGCCTACCCGACCATTGCTAGGCTCACCCTCTCCCTTCGCAAAGGCAAGCAACTGCTCTTCGGCTTCTCCAATCACGTTAAGCGTTTGAGAAAAGCTCATCTTTTCCCGCATTACCTCGCGGGCTTCCTCTCTTAATGCTTGTGATCGTCTGGTTTTTGACATTTTCGTTAAACTTCAGGCAGTTATGCCGATTAATGGCTACTTATACAACTCCACCCGCTCCAACTCGTCTCGGATAGCGCCTTCTTCCATGTCAAGGGCTATTGCTACTGACTTGATTGCAGCATCAAATCCGCCACACGCTACTGACTCAAAAAATTCAGCAATCCGCGAGTGAGGATCGACTTCCACGTCATACATGCTACCAAATACCCTGATAGCTTCTTCCCCTACGTCTAGCCAGTTGCATTCTTCCTGGCTTGACACGAAATCAGTGAAGTGGTCAAGCAAGTCGAGGTCATCGCCCATTGGTTTTCTCACACAAAGAAAACCCGGCACTGGGCCGGGCTAATTGACGCAAGGAGAGTTAGTTACCCATTAGGCGAGGTGCTGCAACACCCTGGCCTTGAATTGGCAAGATCGACGTCGCTGTAGATTTGCCTAGAGGCATTTACACCTCTACGAAGTAGCATAGCACCTACTGACAGAAATGCAAGTGTGGTTATTGGTTTTCTCTCGCCCCCATGACCATCACCTGGTATGCGTTCAATTTCATCAACTCAAGGACACACATCACCTCTGGCATTGACGCATTATGTGTATCAAGGAACTCATTAAGCGAATCAGTAAGGTGCCTCTCCATTGCCCGCAGCACTGGATTAGACACGCCTATTTGCTGAATTTCATTAAAATCATTCATTCTATATTCCATTTGCGGCCAATATCTCAGCCACTGCCTGTTCTGCTGCTTTCAACCTGCGCCAGTAAGTGCGCGGG